CAAGGTACTGTGGTCATTAATAACGCACCTACAGTCGCACCTACGGTTTCAAATGTCATCCAGGGTGGTAGTGTAATGCAAAATACTACATTACTAAATACGGCCGGTGGAGGCTCTAGCCCTATGTTACCAGGCGGCGTACACTAAAAAGGGAGCCGAAGCTCCCTAAGTTTAGTCTTTTTTGGACACGAAGGAATACATTTCCTTTGCCTTGTCCATTAGATCGGCGATTGTATATGGCTGGCAGGCTTTTTGCCACTCTTCAGTTGTTGCTTTATTAGCCTCAAACTGTTGACGCCAAAAATCCATGTTAATATGGTATTGTTGATCCATATAATCTTTTGCTAGTTTAAGCATTTCTGCACGGATTTCAAATGGGTTCTTATTTGACATTCATAAACTCCTTCATGTTCTCACCCAATGCCTGGACTTGTTTATCCATAGCACTTAATTGATCTTTATAAAAATTGAAGGTGTAAGCATTTAATGCTTTACTATAGGTATTCCAACCGGTTACCTTTAGATTGACCATCTCATCAATAAAACTTTGATTATGGTCTAAAAATTGTTTCTGCGTAAACAGCATTATAGTTCTCCTGTGTTGTGTGTATTGTCCGTAATATTAATATATCACAAACTTATTTATATGTCAACAATTGATTTGCAAAATAATCAGAAAGTGTCATACATCCCGTGCTTGTATTCAGAAATATTATTAGCTTCTTTATACAATCCTTGTTGACGTAGTTGGCGAATAGCCATACAGTATGAACGGTATTCCATTGCTTTTAAAAAACGTTTGAACATTATCTGTTCTCCAACATGAGATTTTTTGCTGCTTCGGTATAGCCTAAACGATATAGTTCAGCCGCCGCTCTTGCTCTGCCCATTGATTCCATAAATGCCCATGTTCCGCGAGCAAATGATTTCAATGCTGTCCAGAAAGGATTGACAGTGTAGTTCATTACTAATTCTGTCATTAAACCCATCCCCGCAGGTTGTTGTTTGTTCTTACATTTTCAATAGTATTTTTTGAACGAGCAATTGTGTAAATATCTCCACGAGTAATTCCAATATCATCCAACTCTGCAGTTGTTAATGATTGTAAAGCTTTTTCTGTTTCACGAATTGCTTTGCGTTCAATTCTTTTTTCGTTTACTGATCTGAAAAAATCGAAAATAGCTTCAACAGCTTGCACAGTGAAACCATGGGCGGTAATAATAGCCTGAGTCATATGAGTTGCTCCTAATATATGTGTATGTTGTATGATCCGATCCTGGGCATCCTGTCCAGGTTTAATCCTTTTACAAAAATATTTATATTGAAACACCTAAAGTAAGGTATACATATTCGGAAACCCTGCTATTCATTTTCCGAATATCAAAAAGGGGCCGAAGCCCCTTTTTAATTTAGAAGTTTATAGCTGTCAATTTAGCCTTTAAGAAATTCTGGATCACCAGCACCTCCACCGATCTCAATGATCCGTGGTTTTTTCTCCTCAGGAATTACATTTTCTAATTTAACAGTCAAAATACCATCCACCAAATCAGCACCACGAACTACAATAGTATCCGACAATGTGAAGGATCTACGGAACTGTCGTGCACTGATTCCTTTGTGAATATATTCTGAAGGTGACTCTCCATCCGGCTGTTCTTTTCTGCCTTCTACGAATAGATTACCATCTTCAACTTTAATGGTAATTTCATCTCTGGCAAAACCAGCAACAGCGACTTCAACATTATAGTTATCGTCGTCGACTTTAACAATGTTATATGGAGGGTAATTTGTATTAGTTCCTTTGTGTAAGCCTTGGTCCATACGGTTAATAAGGCGGTCGAAACCAATAAAGAAGGGATCGTTAGGCAGCATATCTGCGCTAAATCTACGTGTATTCATTTTGCTATCTCCTTTTATACTTAAGCAAGATTATTTTAAGAACCCATAAGGCGTTCCTTTAGTTTATATAACACCAGGGAGCACATTTGTCAACACCCTGGTGTTATTATTTATTTATCCCCAGTACTGCCAAAGCCACCATCACGTGACGTTTTTTGTTCTGGCCTTGACTCTATAGCAGTAAGGGAATATTTACATACTGGTTCCAGCATTGCCTGAGCAAGTCTTTCACCATCCTGGATTACAACCAGGCTTTCGGACATATTTTGCATCATGATGAATGATTCTTCTACATAATCACTATCAATAATACCGACACTATTAGGAAGCATTAGTCCTTTTTTAAGACCTGTACTTGACCTATTATATAGTTTTAAAACATGTTCTTCAGGGATATCAAAAATTAAACCTGTGGGAACCAATACTCGGTCACCTGGTGTAATTTGAATTGACACTACCCCACCAACAACCTTAGGCATCACTTTTGTTTTTTTATTCCAAACATTATATGAAGTAATCTCTCGGCCCATATCAATACAGGCCTTAATATCAAAACAAGCGGATCCTTCTGTAGCAAAGGATGGCATTTCCACGTTGTCATTCATTCTAAAAATTTTCAGCATAATTTATTTTTTCCCAATATTATATTTAACTTCAAGATCCCAATTATTTTTTTCTTTAAAAGAAATAATTTTAATTTGATTAAGTGGTGCGACTGGTTCCTCAGTAGAAGTTTGATCAACAAGCCCTAACAGATCCCACTCATCCAAAAGATTTACAATGGTATTTCTTCTTGCCCTATCCTCATCTGTAAAGGTATTTTGTTTTCCATCCAGAATAAAAAGTTCCTTAAAGTGTAGGATTGCATATCTACCTTTTTTGTGTAGAATATGGCACGACTGATAAAGTTTTCTCTCCTTACGAGACGAGATCCCAATGCGTGTTAATGTTTCCTTAATCTTTAAAAAACTATCCTGGGTCGGCAATTTTACCTCGACACCCACTCCTTTGAAAATATCTTCTTCCTGCATAATACATTCACCTTTTTTATTATTATTGTTATTGGCGAATTACTGAGAGATAAGTCATTTCGAAGTACCTCCAGTAACTAATCTATCATGAACGGATGCAAGTTGTTCTTTTGAAAGAGCTTTCAAGTAAAGTTTTGCGACCGTCCGGTTACATGAGTACACATTTTGGATTGCATCAAGGTCTTTATTTTTATCTGCTTTGTGCCATTTGGACCAACGTTTTCGTTTACGTAGGGCCGAACGATAGTATTGGAATTGTGCGTCCGGAAATAAATGCGATCGCATGTTCATTTCGTTAGCATGCAGTACAGTATCATTGAAGTTTGCAAACCCGCGGTTTACAATGTATGGCGTATACTGTTTTTCGATGAGGTCTGGATTTTCACTTTCGTGAATAAGGTCCTTTTTAGTCTCAGATGCCGCCTTAATAAAATCAAATGGTGTTATTTCGTTCTTCAATTACAATCTCCAATTCCTTCATAATATCGTCAAATTCATTAGCACACTTTGGGCATACGTTGACCTTATGCTTTCCTTCCAGTGTATCCATATTTATAGTAAAGCAATCTTTACGACCAGCCTTATTACCACAAAAGAAGCACTTAACTTTTAGCATTATTTAAACTCTGATTCGATCATTACCTCAGTAAGGAAGGCAACCATATTAACCTCTAGATCAGCAACAAAATTAGCCTTGTACATATAATCGGCCATTGTTACAACAAATCCAGGGAGGCTACGGAATTCAACCTTATCATTTGCAATATCATAGATACGACGAAACATCTCGTTCATATCTTGATCAGAGTTATTAGCAACCCATTTACGCATATTGGTAAAGTCTTTACCTTTGAGTAAACGGAACAGTTCGTCAATAGATTCTTGTTTGATATTTACAAAGATACCTTCATCAATGGAACCAGATGCCGCATAGGATTGTAACTCGGTTAATACACGACGAAAGTCTGGAAAGTGTTTTTCAATAACCTTTGCGACAACCTTTTTATCATATGAAATATTTTCCATGTCAAGGATTGTCATCACACGTTTAAAGAATTGTGCTGCAAGAGCTGGTCGTTCCGATGTTTCAATCGAAAAGTCAATTTCAGACAGACGGGAACGGAGGGGAGAGATTATCCTGTTTTTAAAGTTACAGGTAAAGATAAAGCCGCAGTTTGCAGAATATTCTTCAATGAAATTTCTGAGTGCGGGTTGAACAGATGTTGCGTTGAGATAGTCCGCCTCGTCAAATATGACATATTTTCGACCGCCTGATAAGGATATCGCTGAGGCAAACGTGGAGATTTCATATCGGAGGGTATCGATGTTGACGTTAAGTGAACCGTTTTTAACAATATAATCACAGTCAAGTTCGTCAAGCATAGCTTTGGCGATAGTAGTTTTACCAACACCTGGACCACCAGTTAAGAGTAGATTAGGAACAGAATTATCTGTTACAAATTTATTGAATATGTCTTTAGTTTTAGCTGGAAGAATAGTATCCGCAATTTTTTGGGGACGGTATTTTTCAACGTACAGCACTTCGTTTGATTTAACATCAACCATTTTTTCACCTTTGTCATCATGATATAGTAGAACATATTATATAATAAAGTGGGGAGGAAGTCAACCCCCCTCCCCACAAAAGATCGTTAGCTAACAATCTTATCGGACAGTTCACCTTGAGGTGGGACCTCAACATTTACTGCCTGACTGCCATCAGGTTGCTCTTGTGGAGATTCCTGATTTACATAAGCTTCCAATTTGTTACGAAGCATGCCAACACTGGCAAGTTCATTACCTTGGAATCCACCCCGGCGGGTGACGACATCAATTAGTTGCACTACAGTCGCAACATCGCCGATAGTCAAAACGATTTGTTCTTGGCCTTGGCCCATATTTTGGTCAGTCATATTTCTCATCCTTTGTTATAAGTCGACTTAGAATCAATTGCCACAAAGTAGGTCACATCAGTACCCTTGAACTCAGAGATACCTTTCGAACAAAGCGTAACACTGTAGTCCTGTGGCAACAGTTTGAGGTTGTCAGTTTTAATGACAATATTAAAGTTATCAGCAGTATTGCCAAGTTCAATACCGAAATCATCGGCACCAGCATTGGCACTGTCAATAGCCTTGAGGTAACATTTTCCGTCGGTACCAACGAATGCGACCTCATTAAATTGGAGAACCCCTGCTGCCTTGAGGACAGATTGAAGGTCATCCCATTTCACATCCACCGTCACATCGGCAGAAGGAATAGTAATATCTTTTTCAGGCGGTGTATGGATCATTGAAATGTCTGCGTAGACATATTTGGTCCGACGATTGCCCTCAGAGATAATAAAATATTTATCATTAAAATCCACATCTGGATCTTCATAAAGTGATAAAATTGAAAGAAAGCGAGACATATCATAGATACATGCATCTGATGGGATGGTATCCGGAATGGTCGCATTGGCAATCAATGTCTTTTCAGGGGTAATTGTTTTTAAAACATTACCTTGTTTCATAAGAATTGATTTGTTGATTTGTGAAAAGCTCTTTAAGATTGTAAGAGTGCGTTCAGAAAATTTCATTATATAAGGTCTCCTTGAGGTTTCATTATTTCATTCTATTACGTTTTTTCTGATTTGTCAATGGGTTTTTTGACTTTTTTGTATAATTTTTTCTCTTTGATGAGGCATCAGCAGTAGCCGCCACACCTAGAGATCCAATGGCGCCCATGTCGCCTCGGAATACATATGAGCCTACATGATTTATTTTCATCCAAGGGCACATCCATACGGACATACCTGCCTCACGTGCCTTACGACAGAAGAAATAATCCTCTGATAAGTAACGCTTGGTTTCTGGATCAATGATACAATCAAAGTAAGCATGGATTTCTCTACTACCATCAAACTTTTCAGTCCGAGCATGATCAGGTAAATATGCAAGTTCTGGATAGGCATCACGGTATTTTTCAAGTACAGTTCGTGGGATAAGCATAAAGCCAGTCCCAGCCTCTCGTACCTCTACTGGTTCATTTAATTCAAAAGATGTCTTACCTGCAACTGGATTAAAAACAAAATCAGATACAAATCTTTCCAATTCAAAAGGATTGTCGTCAGCGACACCAGCATCAGCCGCCTTCTTCACCTTCTCCCATGCAATTGTTTTCTTGGGATATGGTGCCGTAATAATATCATATTTGTCAGGATACTGAGTCTGCAAACCCAACAGCCCTAATACATCTCTAGCATCAAAACCAATATCAGAATCAATAAACATCAGGTGAGTAAAATCTGATCTAAGGAATTCATCTACGATATAGTTCCTAGCCCTTTGAACAAGACTTTCATTAAAAAGAAAATAATATTTTAATTTTATACCAGCTGATGTACATAACATTGAAAGGTCATTTGTAGCCTTTGTATACATGCCACCGGCCTGTGCGCCATACATTGGTGTCCCCACCATAATGGAATATGGTCTTAGTTCTTCTGTTGTTATTTGAAATTGCATTAAATTTGCTCCATATCATTTTCTGCTCTTGCAATTGCCTGTATTCGTAGTACATCTGCAAGAATATCCCAAGAACTATCATGGTGCATAAATGTATTATTCCATTTATTCTCATCAGCAATTGGAACAAATCCATTTTTCTTGGGATAATCCAATTTTGCATCAATCCATGTTCTTGTATCACGTAGTGCCCAGTGAGGTAGATATTCATGGACCTTATTAAGTGCTTTTTGTGATTCAAACAAACGCCACAGAATAGGCGGATCAAACGAATTTGATCTTGTCCACCAATGATCTATTTTACCGAACGGAGTTAGGTAGTCAGAGAATTGTTCTGTGAATTCTTTGACTGTTATATCGGTTTCTCTTGGTTTAATATTTACCCGAACGTTTTTTGGTTGTTTTTCCCAAAATTCGAGTGTGCTCTGCTCAATCTTATACCCATAATTCTTGACCTGGTCGGAAACCGAAAGCTTAAACTTTTTAGGTTCACGAATAGATGCTAATGTGTACGGGGATCCAGAGCAAAACCTTTCCGTATCAAATACCATTGCAGAGCAATCAATCACCACACAACTGGAAGTATCTGTACCGAAGGTTTCGAAATCAAGTATCAAATGTTTCATAATTAAACCTTTTCATATTGTAATGTACTATTTATAAGCAATTTGCTAAACATTTACTTGTCGTATCCATTCCTTTAAATCTTTTTTGGGTGCCCAACCAAGATTTCTGGTTTTTTCTGACACCACTGGAGCAGACATCCTGTTACCCCTCCGAGCCTCAAGCATTTTTATATCGCCACCATACATCTTAGCAACCTCTAGGATTGAATAAGCATCAGGGTGCCCGATACCATATTCGTCACCTTTACCGTACTCACCAATCAGTACAAGCGCATCAACGATATCATGGACATGGGTGAAATTACGTTTTTGATCACCAGGAGTGACCACAGTGAGCTCTTTGCCCTGACGCATCATATCAGCAAATTTAGCAATTAGAGTTGCATATTTGCCTGTCTGGATTTCACGAGGTCCATATACATTATAAAAGTATGTAATTGCATAGTCGATTCCATACCATTCGCCGTATTTTTTAACCAATTCAGTATTGGTAGCTTTAGACCAAGCATAAGGACTCATTACATAATTATCCGTTGGGTCCGCAAATTTAGTACTTGATCCAGAGTAAATTAATTTGGCACCGGTGCGCCGAACAAATTCCAGAACCTCAAAAGTTCCTTTAATATTATATTTGTGGACAAGTTTAACATCCTCAAAACTTTGTTCGACCCTAGAATATTCTCCTAGGTGGTAAACATAATCAAACTTTGGCAATCTCATATCATTAATAGATTCAGTAGAGCCTTTGATATAATTTACACCAGTGATGTGATTTAATTCACTACCAGTAAAATAATTATCCAATGCAAATACTGAATGACCCATCCCATAGAGACGTTCACACAAATGACTGCCAACAAAACCAGCACCGCCGGTTACCAAAATATTTAAACCTTTATTATCCACCATGTATAGCCTTTCTGCCTGTTGGGAACACATCCAAACTGAAGGATGGATCCACATATGATTCAGGTGTTCCCCATTCCCGCATTAGTTCCATACCATAATTATCCACTTTATTGACTATGTCAACATCTTTTTTCAGAATAAGTGGGTTTTGTCGAGCTGGTTGACCATCTGGTGTTTTAATTGCATCCAGATCTACATGGTGGTG